TAAAATATCACTCATAGGATATAAACTCCATTGGTGGTTCCTCAAAGTCTTCTTGCCCACCCATCATTCCAAGACCTTCTTGTTGCGTTGCCTCTGATGGTACATCTAAGCAACTTTCAATGAAATATTTTTCTGATGCATTATCGTAATTATATTGGAACCAAGAGTTACCAGGGAATAAAACAACTCTATTAAATTGTGCTTCAACTGTAAATAGTCTTTTGAAGTGTTCGTCTCCATTCCAAATACTAAATTTTTCAAATCCTTTTTGAGGAATGTATTTGTAATTTAGCAGATCCATAATATCTCTACGAAGTTCTGCATCAGTGGTTTCATTAATAAGTTCTTTTACACCACTATATACTTCATTTTCATATTCAAACTGATAGAAACTAATTCCATTATCAACACCAGATGTGTTTTCTGATAAAAATGCCACAGCATTCATATGATAATTTCCTGGAGCAGGTTTGTGCTTATTGACTGAAATATTCATATCAGGATAAAATAAACACCCAGTGTGTAGACTGGAGTTCATTGTTTTATCAAAAGAAGCTTCTGTATCTGATACATGTGCCATTTCTGGAATATAACTATATTCCTTTAGGAGATTATGATATCCTAGGGTAAGAGTTTGAACCAAATGAGGGTGAATAATTTGGTTCTCTCCCATTGGTTTAATGAAAGAAGGATTTTTACCACCATCTTTAATTTCTGCAACAGCTTCCTCTAGAGTTGTTTGACCAATGTCAAATGGAAATTTAAGAAAAGTTTCCACCACATACTCTGGATCCTGAAAATAATTATCAATAATTAAACAGGAAATATCACCAACTCTAGTTTCTTTAATAGAACACTCGTCGCTAAGTCCATATGCAAAATTATCAGCAATTTGGATCCTTTTTCTAATACTCATAATCACTCTTCCTCTGCACCATAAACATATTCTGGTTGTGCATTAGTTCTACTATTTTCAATGGAACTATTTAATGCCTTTACTTGCTCCTCAGTCATCTCTTCACTATCAACGGCAAGAGTATGCTCAAGATTAATTTCCTTTACATTTTCTTGAACCCAAGAAGCTACAATATCAAGGTAAGTATCTACAAGATTTTGGTGAGCATTGTAGATTACATCTACAAAATCATGTGTTACTGAAAAATTTCTATCGTTTGAAAGTGAGAACAGACGAGAGAATGAAAGACGACGTTCTTGATTTTGTTCAGCATAATTAGCGTTAGCATCAACTGTAGTAGTAGAGGATGATTCTACAGTATTCAATTTAAATGGATCACAAAGAAGATATCCCGCGCTAACATCTTCCCCTGGATCAAGCATTTCTTTAACATCTGCGATGCAAGTATCGCCATTTTTTAGTAAGCAGAGTTTGATTGACATTTGTTTTCTTAATGTAGTATAATTATAGTATAGAATTTAGGTCGCGTCAACTAGCTAAATAAATTCAGTTCACTCATATTTATAGAGTCCCACAATGACTACAGTTTCGGATATCCCCCTATATGAAATTATTCAAGAAATTGAAGGAGTCCATGGTAGTGAAACACACATGGTAATTGAAATCATCACAAATGATGAACCTAAAGATGGTAAACCTCATCCACTGATTCGTGAAGAAGATGTTCTGCGTCCAGATGGATGGCAATTAAATGACGGTATTTGGTTTTGGTGTGAGTTTGAAAATCAAGTAGCAGTCTTTGATAATGTTGCAGCATTAAAACATTGGTTCTTAGTTGATTGTCTTCGCGACAATCCAGAAGATAATTTTAATGCAGACAATGAAAAATTAGTTCAACAAAATTGGGATACTTATGCTGACTTTGATGCATATAGTAAAGATCAATTAGATGCCGATATGGCAGAAATGGTTGAAGTGACGAGACGACAGAATGAACAAAATTCATAAATTATTTCCAAAAGTCCTTGCAGAATTTAATGACGTATGCAAGGATGAAATTCCTAATTTGATAGCAGAAGTAGAGTTATTAAATAAAAATTGCGGAACTTCTGCTACATCTACTTTGAATGTAAATTCATCACATTCTACAATTCAAAGTATTCATAGACTTCCTGTTTTTAAACCATTAGCAAAAGCAGCATTAACAAGAGCAAAAGGTTTTGCTAAAGAGTATGGACACATTGATATTTTAGTTGAGAGATTGTTTATCTCTAACATGTGGTTTAATATTTCTGGAAAAGATCAATATATTTTTCCACACAGACATCCAGGATCTTTGTTTTCTGGAGCATATTACCTTGAATCTCATTCTTCTCATAACATTAGTTTTTATGATACTGAGAAAACAATTATTGAACAACCAGTATATCAAAATGATTTAAATACTGATGTTAAAGAATTTCCATGTACCCCTGGTACAATGTATATTTTTCCTTCAGATTTTGTTCATGGTGTAACACGCCAGATGGTTGATGATAGAAAAATTGTTATATCTTTTAATGTAACCAATATTGATGGTCCTGAACTGCGTTAAAGCAAACTTATAAATACCTTTAGGAAACTAGGGTATTTTTTTATTCATGGCACGACCCTCATCACGCCAAGAATTAATTGATTATAGTTTAAGGAAATTAGGTTTTCCCGTACTAGAGATTAACGTAGATGATGATCAAGTTGAAGATCTTGTAGACGATGCTATTCAATTTTTCCAGGAGCGTCATTTTGATGGAAGCATCAAAACATTTTTAAAGGTAGAAATTACCGAGCAGATGATTACTGACGCGAAAGCGAACAGTACAATTTCTGGTACAGATTTTAAAGAACAAAATAATTTTATTACTATACCAAATCATGTATTGGGTGTAACTAACATTTATGCTTATGACAATAGTTCATCAGCAGTATCAGGAAATATCTTCAGCATGAAGTATCAGTTGTTCCTGAATGATTTCTATAACTTTGGTTCAATGGAAATTTTAAACTATTATATGGTCAAGCAGTATCTTGAGACTCTTGATTTTGTGATCGGTAATTTTAAACCAGTAAGATTTAATAAGAGAGAAAATAAATTATATATTGACACTGACTGGGATCATATTACACCTGGACAACATTTACTTATTGAATGTTATAGGATGCTTGATCCTACTACTGCTACAGAAGTTTATAATGATGTTTGGTTAAAAAGATATCTTACTGCATTAATCAAACGTCAATGGGGTCAGAATTTAATTAAATTTAAAAACGTACAACTTCCTGGTGGAACATCTCTCAATGGCAGAGAGTTTTATGAGGATGCTGAACGTGAAATTGCAGTGATCATGGAAGAGTTTAAATTAGCAGCAGAGTTACCTCCACTAGATATGATCGGATAATATGAAAAACTTATATTTTACACAAGGAACAAAAGGTGAACAAAATTTAGTTCAGGATATTGTTGACGAACAGATCAAAATGTATGGTCTGGAATGTTACTACATTCCTCGTAAAATCCATGAAGATAAATTATGGAATGACATCTACTACTCACAGTTTAAGGATAGTTATCTTATTGAGATGTATCTTGAAAACTTTGAGCAATTTGGTGGCAATGGAGATATGCTATCAAAATTTGGTCTTCGTGTAACTGATGAGATTCAACTCACAGTTTCTAGAAGAAGGTGGAAAGATTTTGCTGATGTTCAAACTAATAAAATTGTTAGTGGAAGACCTAATGATGGAGATCTTGTTTGGTTCCCATTAAATGAAACAGTATTTGAAATTAAATATGTAGAAAATCAAAAACCTTTCTATCAATTAGGAAGTCTATATACATATACACTAACATGTGAAGTCTTTGAATATGGCGACAGTATCTTTGATACTGGGATTTCTGAAGTTGATAATACTGAAATGGAATCTGGCGTATATCCGATTATTCTTTCTGTTGGTGGATCTGGTACGTTTAAACAAGATGAGCGAATTGATGGTACTAGATTTACCGCAACTGCAACTGGTAGCACTACTGGAAATCAAGGTGCTTTAGGAACGATCACTATTACAAATGCTGGTGATAAATACACCACACCACCGATCTCATATTTCTATGCACCAGATGGTCAACTAATTGGACAAGGATCTACTACTTTAGTTGAGGGAAAAGTTGATAGTGTTGTTCCACCATCAACTCCATACATATATGCAGATGTGACATATGATCAAATTGGTCAAATTGATACAATTACACCATGGCCTGCAAATTATCCTGTTGTTAAAATAGAAAGTTCTCCAGGAAATGTAACTGCAAAAGTTGCTGAGTGGGATGAGGAAAGTAGAACTCTAAGTGTTGCATATGCTAATGGCACCTTTGATGCTAACGAATTAATTTGTGGTTATACTTCTGGTGCTAAATGGTCTGTTGGATCATTTGATACTCTTGATATGACAGATGCATTCTCTGAAAACAGAGAACTTGAAAATGCGGCAGATGATATTTTAGACTTTACGGAAAAAAATCCGTTTGGTGAATTTGGAAATTTTACAGGTAGCTTCTAATGTTAGGAAATTATTTTTATCATTCAATTATTAGAAAAACAGTAACAACATTTGGTACACTGTTTAATAATATACAATTAAAAACTCTTGATGCTAATAACAAAACTGTTATGGAA